GTTTTGTACTAACATCGAATGGATCTGGAGCGGCCCCAACAATGCAACTGGGTGGAATATCAACAGGAAAAGCTATTGCAATGGCAATGATTTTCGGATAAAAAACAAACGAGGAAATAAATTATGGCAAATCCAAATATAGTAAACGTAACAACAATCAACGGTGGAAACGCTGGCTTTAATTTGTCAGCAACTACAACTGACACTTTAATGACAGTTAGTGGATCAGGTGTTATTGTTAAAATAAATAGAATTACAATAGCTAATGTTGATGGTTCTTCAGCAGCAAATGTAGATTTATTTATTGATGGTTTAGGAACTGGCGCAGCAGGCGTTACTACAACTGGAGCAGATGCAACAGTTTATTTAGCAAAAACAATTTCAGTACCAGCAGATGCAACTTTGGTTTTATTAGATACACCAATCTATATGATGGAAGGTGACATTTTAAAAGGTGGAGCGAGTGCGGCGGGTGATTTAGATTTATTTATATCATACGACGTAATATCATAGGGAGGTAACAAGCTATGGCAAATGGCGGAATTATCGGACCAGTCCAAACAATAACAGCCGGATCTCCCGGCACAGCAGCAACAATTACAAGAAAATGTGCATCAGGTTCGCATGTAATGCAACCAGGTACAACTCATGCTACAATTACAATGGTAGCAGGTGGTGGTAGTGGTGGTAATGCTCCTGCAGAAGGTGCAGGTGGTGCTGGAGCTGGTGGTGTTTTAACACAAAGAGTTTCAGTAACAGGTGGAGCAACTTATCCAATTACAATTGGTGGTGGTGGAGTAGTAAATCCAACAGTAGCTATTCCTTCACCCAACGGTAATGTTGGAACAAATACTTCAATGCCTACTATTCCAGGAACGACTGCCGCTTCAGGTGGTGGTTATGGTAAAGGTAGTGGACCGCCAACAGGAATTGGTGGACCCGGTGGTTCTGGTGGTGGTAGTTCAAGAGATGCTTATCTTGGTTATATGAGAACATCTGTTAGCACAGTTGGTCAAGGTTTTCCTGGTGGAACAGGTGGAGCAGGTTATGGTCCTGCAAATGGAAATAATGCTGGTTCAGGTGGTGGTGGCGCAGGAGATAGAGGACATGTACCTGGAAATATGACAGGTATATTTTGTGTACAAGGTAATACTGGTAGTCCAATTCCAGCATTTGGTGGAATTAATCCACGTTCAAATAGTGGTGGCGGTGGTGGTGATGGTAGAGATTTAGATGTAAATTATCCGGGACTTCCGGCTGCTCAACTTACCCTAGCTGGTGGTGGCGGTGGTGGAACTGTTCAACTTTATAGTGGCCCTGGTGCAAAAGGTATAGGTGGAAAAGGTGGTGGTGGTAGCGGTGGTTGTGGTTTCCCCGGTGGTGGACCTNCAGNTTCAAATGGAACTGCTAATACTGGTGGTGGCGGTGGTGGAGTTGGTGTAGGTATTCCAGGAAGTTATNNAGGTGGAGCCGGTGGTTCAGGTGTTGTTCTTATAAAAGAATGTGGCACAGGACAAACCGCAGCAACAGCTCCTGGTGTGTGGTCAATGAACAATGTTTATGATTTAGTTAAAAGTGGTTGCTGGACAGGTTTTAGTGCAGGTGCAGCAGTAGATTATTTAGTAATAGCTGGTGGTGGCGGTGGTGGTCATGATGCTGGTGGTGGCGGTGGAGCTGGTGGTTTTAGAGCTGCAAGTAGTTTTTCAGCAAGTGGTTCTTATGCAGTAACAGTTGGTGCTGGTGGAGCTGGTGGTGTATCAGGATCTACCGGTGGTAAAAATGGTGATAATTCAATTTTTTCAACAATAACATCTACTGGTGGCGGTGGTGGTGGAACTTCTGGAACACCCACAGGAACTCCTATAAGCCCACAGTATAATGGTGCTCCTGGTGGTTCAGGTGGTGGCGGAAGAGCTAACGTAGCTGGTACAGGTGGTTCAGGTACATGTGGTCAAGGAAATGCCGGTGGAACTACAGCAGCTGGTAGCGGACAAATTGGTGGTGGTGGTGGTGGAGCTTATGAAGCTGGAAAAGCTAATAGCCCTGTTTTAGGTAAAGAAGCTAGAAGTGGTCAAGGTGGTAAAGGTAAAGGAAGTGATATAACAGGAACTTATGTAATGTATGCTGGCGGTGGTGGCGGTGGTGGTAACTGTGGTAACGTAGGAACTTTTGGTGGACCCGGCGGTGGTGGTAATGGTGGTGGATCAAATTTTCCAGGTGCTGGAGTTGGATGTGCTGGAGTTAATAATACTGGTGGTGGCGGTGGTGGTTCAGGTTGTGGACCTGCACCTATTTCTGGTGGTAATGGTGGACCAGGAGTTGTAATTGTTAGATCAATAACAGGAATGACTACTGATAGTCCAACAAATGCACCCGTAGTTTATAATGGAACTCATTACATTGCACAATTTAAAGCATCGGCAAATTTAACAGTAGGATCAGCTCCTGCACAAGTTGAAGCAGATTATTTAATTGTTGGTGGTGGTGGAGCAGGTGGTTATTCAATTGGTGGTGGAGGTGGAGCTGGTGGTTATCAAACATCTTTCCCTGGTGGAACAAAAACTAATTTAAGTACAGGAGTTACTAATATTACAATTGGTGCTGGAGCAGCTTACAATACTGTTGCTCAACAAACTTTTGTAACTTCTGTAGGAAACTCAGGAAATGCAAGTGAATTTAATCAAATTATTGCTGATGGTGGTGGTTCCGGTGGAGCTTACATATCTAGTGGTTGTGGTTCTCCTGGACAATACGCTTATGCTGGTCGTGGTGCACCAGGTGGTTCTGGTGGTGGCGGTGGTGGTCAACCCGGTCCGATGAGTGCTAATGGTGGTTACTATAGTTTTGGAGTAGGTGGAGTAGCTCAAGGAAATAATGGTGGTAGAGGAAATTATATTTGTGCTTCTACAAGTCCAAGTGTTCCCGGTGCAAACTGTAATGCTGGTGGAGGTGGTGGTGCCGGTGGAGCAGGTGTTACTCCTGGTTTTTGGGGAAGTTATACTCCAACTGGTGGTACAGGTGGTGCAGGTGCTGCAAATAGTATTACAGGTGCTTCAGTAACATATGCTGGTGGAGGTGGTGGAAGACCCGGTGCTTCAGGTGGTCCTGGTGGTGGTGGAAGTGCTACTCAAGCATATCCGGCGATGAATGGAACAGCTAATTTAGGTGGTGGTGGAGCAGGTGGATTTAATCCAGCTGGATATTCTGGTGAGGGTGGATCTGGTGTAGTTATTATTAGAACTCCTGGTCCAAGTGGACCAAGTATTACATTAGCCCCTGGTAGCAACGTAAAAACAACGTCTCCAGGTCCTGATGGAGCAGCAACCATATCAACTTTTAACGTAACAGGTACGTTGACAATAAGTTAAAATTAAAATATAAAATAAACTTTAAGGAGATAAATAATATGGCACATTTCGCAGAATTAGATAGCAATAACGTAGTACTAAGAGTAGTTGTTGTAGGTAACGATGTTGCAACAGCAGCAGGTCCTTTAGGAGCAAATGACATGCATGTTGATGGAGAAACATGGTGTGTTAATTTTTTTAAAAGTGGTAATTGGAAACAAACTTCTTATAATAATAGTTTTAGAAAACAGTATGCAGGAAAAGGTTATACTTATGACCCTGCCAAAGATAAATTTTTATGTGCAAAACCTTTTAATTCATGGGCATTAGATGCTAATGATGATTGGCAAGCACCAGTAACTTACCCAACAGTTAAAACTTATGATGATCCAGAAGGTGGAAATTATATTGAGGGAGATATGATGCCAGATGGTAATATTGCAGTTGGCGGAGAAACAAAACAAAAAGGTTACAGAATTGCTTGGAATGAAGCTGGTCAAAAATGGACAGCAACAGATCAAGAAGATCCAGAAAATAATTTCAATTGGGATGCATCAGCACTAGCTTGGGTATCCGCATAAGGAGAACTAAGAGATGGGAAGTCCCACAAGTAAAATCAACGGCGGAGTAATTGGAGTAAATAACGCAGCTACTCTTCCTGCTGCACCGGGTGTATGGTCTGTGCCCTGTCAAATGGCAGCAAGATCACAAAACAAATGGCCTACATTTATACCTACTGCAACCGCAGATTTTTTAATTATAGCCGGAGGTGGATCTGGTGGAGCCGAAAGAGGTGGTGGAGGTGGGTCTGGTGGATTACTTACAAATATATGTAGACCTGCTTCTCAAATAGATTTTCTTGCTGGTAATACTTTTGCAATTGCCGTAGGTGGTGGTGGAGCTTATGTTGCTATCTCTGCTCAAGGACCTGGTAATGATGGAAGTAATTCTGCTATAACTCATAGTTGTGGAACTTTTACAGCAACCGGTGGTGGTGGAGGTGGTAATGGTACTACGGTTACTGGAAGAGCTGGTGGTTCTGGTGGTGGATCTTATGGTAGTCCATCTAGTAGTAGTAGTGGACCTGCAACTGCAGCCCCTGTAGCAAGCGGTGCCGCATCAGGATGTGTTCAAGGTTTTGCTGGAGGAACTGCTGTTACTGGTCCTCCTAATGCTCAATCTGGAGGTGGTGGTGGAGCTGGAGGAACAGGATTTGCTGGTCTTGCTACTGTTTCAGGAACTAGTGGACAAGGTGGTGTTGGAGTAGCTCTTAGTATTAGAGGAAATGGATCAATTTATTATGGTGGTGGAGGAGGTGGTGGTGTTTACAATCGAAGACCTTATGGACTTATGTCAGGATCTACTGGTGCTGGTGACGTAGGCGGAGGTGGAACTGCAACTCCAACTGCTGCAAGTGAGGGCTTAGGTGGATTAGGTGGTGGTGGAGAAGGTGGTTCAGGTCAATGTGTTATAGCTATTGTTGCTAATGATGGTGGTGAAAATTTTGGTGCAGGTGGTGGTGGAGCAGCTAGAAATCCTGTAGCTACTCCTAGTGGTGCTGGTGGTAAAGGAAGAGTTATTATAAAATCAACTACACACTTTACAACAAGTAGTCCATCATGTGCTCCTGTTAGTTTTGATGGTACAAATTATATTGGAGATTTTAAAGCATCTGCCAATCTTACTGTTACAGACGGTTCTTCAAATACTTATAAACAATTTGACTACCTAGCTGTTGCCGGTGGTGGCGGCGGTGGAGTTGGTGGTGGAGGTGGAGGTGGTGCCGGTGGTGGTNTNGCAACTTCTTTTCCTGGTGGAACAAAAGTTTATGTAGGTTTAAATGATTTAATTACAGTAGGTAGTGGTGGAGCTGGTGGAGCTTTTCCTGGAAGTGCTCCTGCATTTGTAGCAGCATTAAGAGGTGGTGACTCAACAGTTGGAACCGTTATTGCAAGAGGTGGTGGAGCTGGTTTTGGTTTAACAACACAAATAGGAACTACGGCAGGTCAAAGATTTTTTACTCAGTCTAAAGGTGGATCTGGGGGTGGTGGAAGTATTTATGCAGGTTATGGTGCTGCAGGTAATGAATTTGGATATCCAGGTGGATTACAACCTACTCAAGGTTTTCCTGGTGGTTCAACTAACTATTCATGTGGTGCACAATCTGGTGGTGGTGGCGGTGGTGGAGCTGGTGCTGCTGGAGCTAATGGTTCAGGAAGTCCAACAACTTATACAGCAGGTGCTGGTGGAACTGGAAAAGCAAATTCAATTTCTGGTGGTGCAGTAACTTATGCTGGTGGTGGCGGTGGTGGTGGTAACGTTGTCGGAGCTGGTGGAACTGGTGGCGGTGGTGCTGGTGCTAATTGTTCTCCTGCTCAACCTGGAACAGCTAATTTAGGTGGTGGCGGTGGTGGAGCTAAAGGTACTTCTCCTGGAGCTGGTGGAATTGGTGGTTCTGGTATTGTAATTTTAAGAATTCCAGCAGCGTGTGCTCCTAGTTTAGCAGTAACACCTGGGGGTTCTGTATCAACAGCGCCTGATTGTGGCGCAGTTAAGTTAGCTACATTTACTGCACCTGGCAGTATTACAAGTTTCTAGTTTACAAATTAATTAAAATCATTTATATTAATTTTATAAAGACATATGCAATTACAGAATTATTATTATTGGTTTAAAGATGCCATTCCAACACATGTTTGTGATGACATAGTTCGTTATGCAAAACAATTACAAGATCAAATGGCCGTAACAGGTCAATTTAGTAATAAAAAAGAATTAAATAAAAAACAAATACAAGATTTAAAAAAGAAAAGAGATTCAGATATTGTTTGGTTAAGTGAACGTTGGATTTATAATGCAATTCATCCTTATATTCATCAAGCAAATGCTGATGCTAATTGGAATTTTAAATGGGATTTTAGTGAACAATGTCAATTTACAAAATATAAAAAAGGCCAGTATTATGATTGGCATTGTGATAGTTGGGATAGACCTTATGATGCTCCCAACACACCGAGTCACGGTAAAACTAGAAAGTTATCTGTTACCGTATCTTTATCAGATGACAAAGATTATAAAGGTGGTGAGTTAGAATTTGATATGAGAAATATAGAACCACATCTAAAAGCAAATACTCATGTATTAAAAGAGATAAGATCTAAAGGCTCTTTAGTAGTATTTCCTTCTGATGTATGGCATAGAGTAAAACCGGTTACTAAAGGTACTAGACACAGTTTAGTAATTTGGAATGTTGGAGATCCATTTCAATGAGTTATAAAGTAATTAAAAATTTTTTAGATGTAGATTTTCTGGATGAAATAAATAATTTAATTTTAGATATAGATTTTCCTTGGAGAAGAAAAGGATATCAATTTAATGAAGATGCTACTGATAGTTTATATTTCAATCATTGTTTTTTTAATAATATGAATGCAACTTCTTCTGCATACGAAACAATTATTATTCCCATATTAGATAAATTAAATTGTATTTCACCTATTCAAGTTAGAACTAATATGTTTATTAGTAAATTATTTGAAAAATCTGGTTGGCACAACGATTATGATGAGACATGTAAAACAGCGATTTTTTATTTAAATGAATGTGATGGTGGTACTGAAATAAAAATTGATGGTGAAATTAAATTTATAAAAGCAGAAAAAAATAAAATGTTGATTTTTGATTCGAATGTATTACATAGAGCTATAACATCAACAGACGTACCCGTTAGATATATTATAAATTTTAATTATTTTGAGAAAGGATATAATGAAAAAGAAAAATAAAAAGAAAAAAAAATTAGAAGAAAGTTACCCAAAAAATTTAACACGACAAGATTATTTTTCTTCTCCTATTTGGTTTGCAGACGAACCTAAATTTGTTAATTCTTTAAACAAAGCATCGGATAAATATATAAACGAAGCTAGAACAAATATGCAGCCTAGCATAGATAAACGTAACAAAGCCAATAAAACTAAAGGAGATTTAACTAACGTTTATCACTCTACTTCTTTAATAGGTGATCCTGGTTTTTTAGAATTACAAAATTATATTGGAGCTACATCTCATAATTTATTAGTAGAAATGGGTTTTGATATGAATGGTCATCAATTATTTACTACGGAAATGTGGGTACAAGAATTTGCAAAAAATGGTGGAGGACACCATACTTTACATACACATTGGAATGGTCACATATCTGGTTTTTATTTTTTAAAAGCTAGTGATAAAACTTCAGTACCTATTTTTGAAGACCCAAGACCAGGAAATGTAATGAATCTTTTACCTGAAAAAGATAAAACAAAAATAACTTATGCAACATCACAAGTGCATTACAAAGCACAACCAGGTCGAATGATATTTTTTCCATCTTACATGCCTCATCAATACACAGTTGATTTAGGGGTTGAGCCGTTTAGATTTATTCATTGGAACTGCCAAGCAATACCAAAAGGAGTATTAAATGTCGTTTAAAAAAAATAAATACAAAGTATTAAAAGCAGCAATATCACCTGAACTAGCAGAGTTTGTTTACACTTATTTTTTAAACAAAAGAACTGCAACAAAATTTTTGTTTGAACAAAAATATCTATCACCTTTTAATACAGAACACGGTATATGGAATGACGAACAAGTTCCTAATACTTATTCACACTATAGTGATATGGTAATGGAAACATTGTTGGGTATGTTAAATAAAAAAATGGATAAAGAAACTTCACTAAAGTTAAGTCCTACTTATTCCTATGCAAGAATTTATAAAAAAGGAGATATCCTAGCTAGACATAAAGATAGATATTCATGTGAAGTATCTACTACGTTAAA